TCTAACGGTGTATTGCTCACAGGCAGTAATTTCACCTTTGCACCACTCTCAACTGGTGGACTTCAGACAGCTTCTGGTGGAGCTTCTATCCTCCTGGCTACTAACTCAGGTCTCGGTACTACCTCTTCTGGCTTAGCTGTCGGAGCTGGTACAGGTATCAGCGTTAGCTCTGGCACTGTAGCTATTGACACTACTGTCGTAGCTCGTAAGTTCGCTCAGACTCTCTCAACCTCATCTACTAGCTACACCATCACCCATAACCTCGGTACTCTCGACGTTATCGTCCAGGTGTATACAGTTTCAGACGGATCTGAAGTAGTCGTAGACAACCTACGCGCTACAACAAATACAGTGACCTTAAACTTCTCTGTAGCTCCTTCTGCAAATGCTTATCGCGTAGTAATTCTTGGATAGCGCTACTATTACACCTAGCCTGTAATACAAGGGGCGCTATTAAGGAGAGACAATGGGTCTAATCGACCGTCTAGCAAAAGCAGTAGCCGACCAGATCGAAAAGTCACCTCAGCTTCCAGCTGGTGCAGTCTCTATGACTGAACAGCAAATGCAGCAGGCAGCTCGAGATAACAGCTATACGACTAAACCTCTCCCGCGTAACCCTAATTTCGGTAACGTACCTTTCGCTCCAGGGCTGCCAATTACCCCTGGTGCTATCAACCCTGTCGGTGACTCTGGACGTGCTGATCCACGTCGCTACGAATACCAGGTAGCTCAAAATATCAACGTCGCTACAGAGCAGAAGCTTGTACCGTTCAAGACTCTTCGTGGCGCAGCTGACCAGATCGACATAGTTCGTCGCTGTATTGAAGTGCTCAAGTCAAAGGTCACAGGTATTGACTGGGATATTACAATCGCTGAGGACGCAGCTGAAAAGATCGTAGCTGAAATCGGTGGAGATCACGTTCGCGCTATGGCCCAGGCTCGTGAAAAGTTCTCAGATGAGATTTATCGTCTACGCAGCTTCTGGGAGAATCCAGACAAGGCTAACGGCCTTACCTTTATTGACTGGTTAATGATCGCGCTCGAAGAAATCCTGGTAATTGACGCGCTTGCTATCTGGCCTCAAAAGACTGTCGGTGGCGATCTCTTTGGTTTACAGATCCTCGACGGTGCAACTATCAAGCCTCTTATCGACGATCGCGGTATGCGTCCAATGGCGCCACAAGCTGCTTTCCAGCAGATCCTCTACGGTTTCCCACGTTCAGAGTTTTCAGCTCCTAGCGACGAGATCCAGGCAGACGGAGAGTTCACTTCTGACGAGCTGACTTACCTCGTTCGTAACCGTAAAGCTACAAGCGTCTACGGATCTTCACCTGTTGAGCGCTGCTTACCAGTAGCTGATCTCTACCTACGTCGCCAGCAGTGGTTACGCGCTGAGTACACAGATGGCGTTATGCCTGAGCTTATGTTCAAGGTAGATCCTGACTTTGGTAATGACCCAATTCTTCTACGTCAGCTCGAATCTTCACTTAACGACGACCTAGCTGGTCAGACTGAACAGCGTAAGAGAGCTCGTGTACTCCCAGCTGGCTTTGATCCAGTCCAGTTCGACGGCTACGGCGAGAAGTTCAAGGAAGTCCTAGACACTTACCTGGTTACTTCTATCTGCGGTCACTTTGGCGTTATGCCTAGCGAAATCGGTTTCTCTGGTCACGGTGGCTTAGGCCAATCTGGACACCAGAAGGGTGAGCAGGAATCAGCTCAACAAATTGGCGTAGGCCCACTCGTTTTATGGCTTAGCAAAATGCTGACAAACCTTAGCTACAGCTATCTCGGTATGCCTCGTGAGCTTGAGTTTAAGTTTATGATGTCAGAAGGAAACGACACTGAGTCAGAAGCGCAAAAAGCTGACATTGAGCTACGCGGTGCAACTCGCACAATTAACGAACGTCGCTCTCAGCTAGGACTTCCTCTCCTGGATACTCCAGCTGCAGATCAGCCTATGCTCGTAGCTGGTGCTGGCGTATTCCTCTTTACACCAGACGGAATCGTAAACGTCACTACAGCTGCAGGATCAGCTGAAGAGCTTGATCCAGACACTAACCCAGTAGCTCCACAGCCTGAGAAGAAAGAGCCAGTAGCTCCAGCTCCAGGTGAAGAGCCTAAGCCTGGTGAGCCAAAGCCTGAGCCTGAAGTTGAGCCAGGCGCTAACAAATCTCTCGATAAGGCTGGCGTACCATCTAAGGCTGAAGTCAAAGACGCTCTATCTCGTCTAAAGATCTTGCCTAATGACGCAGGAGCTCACCCAGTATCAGATAGTCCAGATGATCTTGAGGACTCAGTAGCTAGTCCCTGGCCTGTAGTTGAAACCCAGGACGGCGACTACCCAGTCTCCCCTGACGTATGGGAAAAGGCTGAGCTAACCCTGGTCAATATCAAGGATCTATTCGGTACAGATACAGGGCTCAAGCGCTCTAACGTAGCTGACCATATTGAAGCTATGGGCCAGGCGCTGACTCCTTACCGTAGCTATGCGCTGGTCTACGACGACGGCGAAAAACAGATTATCGTAGACGGACACCACAGACTCTTTGCTATGTGGCTGCTCGGTATGGATCAAGCTCCAGTCTGGCTCGGTACAGCTGATATGGGTAAAGCTGCAGCTGAAGAAGCTCGTGCGTTTATTAAGTGGGCAGACAAGCCTTATCGTCGTACACGCAGCTTTGAGTTTAAGGCTCTCGATCCGATCGTAGGCGACGCTCTTAATCGCTGTTACTTTGATAGCGATATGGATACAGCTAAGTCTCTCGTCAAGGCCTATCTGCTATGAGTAAGGGCGCACAGCAAGCAAGTGCGCGTGTAGCAGCTAAAAACGCGGTCAAAATACGCGCTGCTTTGGCAGCCAGTATTAACGGACGGCGTGTCTACACGCAGTATATGGACACTAATCCTGCGACAGAGGATCTACCACTAGCTCGCGCCCAGGCTCGCGCGTGGGCAAGAAAAAACGTAAAGCTGGATTTAGCGACGTATAAGCAAGTTCTAGCTCGCCATTATGCCGATATGTATGTCCTGGGCCAGCGTGAAGCTCTTGAGAATATGGCTAATCGAGCCCAGAAGGGGCCTGTAGCCACAGCTAACAGCAAGCCTAAGCTAAACCCTCAAGGTCTGCCTATATTCGATCCTACGTTCGTTATTAACTGGGACGCCTGGACACCAGGTAACGAGGGAGCTGCAGCTCTATTATCAAAGCCAGGTGGACTTAAAGATCTCCTGGGAAATATCGACATACAGGCTCGAGGGATAGCTGACTACAGCCACGATTTACTCGGTACAGCTCTAGCTGACGGCATAGCTCGAGGCGACACACCAGTTACGATCGCTAACGCAATTCGAGACAGCTTGTCCTCGCCTGAGCGAGCTCTAACAATCGCTATTACAGAAGGCCAGCGAGCTAAGATCGAAGCTAACGTAGATAGCTACGCAGCTAATAACGTAGAGCAGATCGAGTGGACGACAAATGACCCTTGCCCTGACTGCGAAGAAAACGACGGCAAAATTGTCAGCTTAGGCGACGATTTTCCTAGTGGAGACACACAGCCACCAGTTCACCCTAACTGCCAGTGTGACGTGATCCCAGTTATGCCAGATCTCAGCGGTACACCTGACTACCCAGAGCTTTCAGATGAAGAAGTTGCAGCTCGTCTGGACGACTCTGAAATGGCTGTCGTGGCTGACCTGGCTAAATACAATCCAGATCAGGAGCGCGACTCACGAGGTCGCTTTGGCTCTGGTGGTGGCGACGGATCAGCTCGCTTTAATGACACACGCGCAACTGCTGGCAGCAGATCCCTGAACCCTAAAGAAGTTGAAGATCAAAAAGGTGGCTCAGGTGCAGCTCACCTTATTAGCGACGGTCGCGGTGGCTTACGGTTTAGCCCAGAGAGAGCTGCGCTTCACGAGAAGATTATCCAGGAGCGCTTAGCTGGTATCCCTAAGTCTGATAATCCTAAGTTTGTTATGCTCGGTGGAGGCCCAGCTTCAGGTAAGTCCACTAGCGGGGTAGACAAATGGGAAGATCCTCACGTCAAGAT